AACTTATCGGCATTGCGTAGCAAAAACAAATAACGTTTAGTTGTAACACAGTAGATTAATGCGCCAACATTCTTTAGAGGACTAGTGTCCACCCGCCTGCCCTGTAGATGGACTCGTACGACTTTACCCATTGATGATTTTCCGCGTCCCACTTAAATTGCGCCCCTGTAGTCAAATTGCTTGCATATTGTATACTATTCTCAGTGCGGCTGTCAAATGAAATATTCCATTTAGTGCCATCGTATTGAATGATATCGTTTGCGTTAGCTATTAGGTCGGTTCCATCTTTACCACGCCATGCAAGCGCACCGTCGTTCGGTGGGTTAGTATCGCTTCCGATATCACGTATGATTAGATAGCGTGTTCCTACGGTAGCATTTAATGCAGCTTTATACGCTGAATCTTTATGTGGGTCAATGATCGCGTTAAATGGGTCTAACGTGTTAGCAGGTAGCGTATCTTTATCGATATTAAAGATTAACGTGTAATCGTCGGTAGGATGGTAGCTTACATACCCTACAATCTCAGTTATACCATCGTCGCATAATAATCGTATCTGACTAATACCGTTGGATAATGATCCGTATAGCTTAACAACAGGTTCCCATGCTGCTTTAGTGGCATTGCTTTGATTAGTATAGTCGCCTTCGGCAGTCTGCAATAATGTAAGCATATTATTCGTTAGCATAATATCGTAGTTAAGTGGAGAGAAGAACTGTCTCTGCCCTAGTAATGTGTTAACGTCGTACACCGATGTTGATAAATCGCCGTTCCCGTCATGTATACCTGCAATAATCTTTTGTATAACCCCTAGCTTCTTTACTTTAGCAGGTGTGCTAACCCAAATTGGCATATCAAATTTAAATGACATAACACTTATTGCAGAACCATCACCTGTTGTTGGTATTGTGCGAGTATTCCAAGTAATGTCAGTTAACGTAATAACACTTAAACTAGTCCAGTCGATATAGTTATCGGTAGATTGTATTTCGCAGCTTGGGTTAAACAACGGAGCAACCTGTTCAAATAACTGCAACTGCTGATCAAAGTTTGAGGTCCATATATCGGCTTGTAATGTCATTAAGTAAGGCACTGGCATTAACCGTTCGATTGTAAATGCAGTACCGGGCCCTTGTTGATACGTTCCTGATACTGAATCGAATTGTCTTTCTCTAATATTCAGCTTATCAACAAACGATGGGTCCTGCACTGCATCCCGGCGATATTTCATGCCCGATACATAAACAGCAATGGCTGGCACTGTTGGTAACATATTTTCTGAGTTACCGCGCATAATTGCCTGAGCTTGTTTGCTTGCATCACCATAAATTACTGGTACACGTTGTAACGTTGCTGTAGTGCCAGATCCAAATTGCACTTGAAACCCGCTCATTAATCTTACGAACTGTGTAACAAACCGTTTAACTTGCTGGTCGTAATTGAAATCATATAATGCAGACATTGCTTATCCTTAATTGTCCGAGGTTGGACGAAGTGCTTGGCTCAATCCTTGCTTTTCGTTAACCATACGCTGATATACAGAATACTCTATAGTGTCCCCAATAACAGAAGTGACATAAAAGCCTAGATTACCGCCGAAATTACGCGAAGGAGTGTTAATTATGACGCCATTTAGTGCAGTTTTGACACCGTAAGATGCCTGGTATGCAAAAGTAGTAGTAACAGTACCAGAGCCGACACTAAACGACTGTGTAATGGAGTTTGCTTGAATAGTATATGGGTCGGCTACTTTAATAATGTCCCATCCTACTTCGCCAGCATATGTAATATGTTCGTTGTTGATAAAAGTATTGATCTGATTCTGACTTTTTCCAGCAGTGAGTGGAGTGCGCACTTTATCTTCTACTTTCATCCATCTTTTTCCAGCAAATCTAAACAGCCTGTTGGGAATAAAGTCTAATCGTAAAAAGAAATCACCAACTGATGGGTTACTTGGAAATGCAATGCCAGCATTAGTAGGAGCACCGTTGGGAGTTAGCCCATCACCAGTTAAATACCCGTCTATCTTGTTTGATGGTTCAATTGATAATAGTGTCTGCGTTGCTGTTAATTGCACATTGCTAGTATTAACATAGAACGGAGTAGTGTCATATCCAGATTCTGGTACATCAATCTCAGCCTGTTCTACTACCTGATCGTTAATATTTAAATATTCCTGGAACGTACTTAATATATCACTTACTGGCGTACTATATGGTTGATTGGTTTGTGAGTCAATCCCAGCCGGTACATTGTTTAGTATGTCTTTAAATTCTTGTGCATCTACCATTGGTTGTAATTTGATTCTCCAAAGGTGTGGCCACCACGTTGGGCTGAACCCTTCTGATGCTTTTGTTGCGTCCTGCACTACATAAAAACGTTTAAGCGCAGCCTGTAATTGATCGTCTAGTGGATAGTAATCAGTTAAATGTGGTAACTCAACAACATCACCGACCATTAATTTTCGTCCAATTGTATCGATCATGTTGTTTAAGTGTACAGTCATAAAAATAGTGTCGTTAGTTAAAAACAATCCAAACTGCGACATATCGAAATCAACGTCATTTAATCTATAGTGACCGCGCATTACATATACATTTTCGTCATACTTTCTGTCCCGGTTTTCCATGAATAGAAGGTCTTGTATATTCATTTCACTTTGGTTTGTGTAAGTTGGACGAGTTGCATCAGTATAAAAAGTAAAGTCGGTACCAACATTTGCGGGAGATACTGTTGGATTTGAGAATGTTATAGCCGATGCATCTTTAGCTATCACAGTAGTATTTGGCGGGAGAACAGATGATGATGCAAACATTCCGGGTAGAACCGAAGTAGTATCGGCAAATGTAACAGTATCGCTAATTGTAGTTTGTGCAGCAGATGCTTTAATAGCACCGCCTTGTGACGCAGGCCCTAAGTATTTGTGGATGAAGATACCGGTCGACCCAACTTGAAACTGTTCTAAGATAATTCTATCAAAGAAGCGGTAATCGTTTGTGTGCTTACCTTCTTTCCACAGGCTTAATTTAGGCATTTATAACTCCGTATTGTATTATTTATCGGATAAATATAGGAAAGGATGTTAGTTTATGGTAAATCAAATTCCACCTATCCCGGATCTTCCGCCAAGTGTGACTCTAGAAAACACTAATATGACTGCAAACTTGGCATTGCAGACTGAGACTTTGTTTAATCCTGCAATATCTAGTGGCCCGGGGTCAATTAAATTTGACCAGTCGCAGTTAGTTCAGCTTGATCGTATGAAAACTGAGATTACAGATTACATTAGATTACGTATGGGCGATGAGATTGTTGATGTTGAGTTTGATAAGAGTCACGTTGATATGGCTATTAAGCAAGCGTTAATACGTTATCGCCAGCGCAGTTCACGTGCATCAGAAGAGAGCTATGTATTCCTTGAAGTATACCCTGAGACACAAGATTACATTTTGCCTCGTGAGATTGAGGAAGTAAACGTAATTTATCGTCGGGGCATTGGTAACGGATCGGCCAGTGCTACACAATTTGAGCCATTCTCGAGCGGGTTTCTTAACACATATATGTTAGTGGCTGGTAGAGTTGGTGGGTTAGTTAACTACGAATTATTTGCAGCGTATCAGAAACTAACAATGATGATGTTTGGTGGGTATCTAGATTTCACATGGAACAGAGTAACTAAACGTTTGACTATCCTACGCAAATTTCCTGGGTATGGCGTTCCTAATACAAGCCATCCGGCTGAAACAGTAATGTTACACGTTAACAACTACAAGCCAGACGTAATGCTGCTAAACGATCAAATCTCGTTTCCGTGGATCCAAGATTATGCTTATGCGTTTATCTTACAAACAGTAGGCGAAGCAAGAGAGAAATTCTCAACAATTAACGGCCCCGGTGGTGGAACCTCATTAAATGGTGCAGCCCTTAAAGCGCAAGCCAAAGAAATTTTTGAGAGATTAGAGAAAGAACTTATTACGTATGTAGATGCGAGAATGCCACTTGGTTTCGTAATCGGCTAATATTATTCTTGACATTGCATCTGTCCTCATACATAATATATTATAGTGTGGGAGGTAGCATAATGATTATTGGTGCAGTGGGATTAATAGGTTCCGGCAAAGATACGATTGCAGATTATCTTGTTGCCGAACATGGGTTTAAACGAGAAAGTTTAGCAGGCCCGCTTAAAGATGCAATTGCTGCTATTTTTGGGTGGGATCGCAAATTACTTGAAGGATGCACTGCTGAAGCAAGATCCTGGCGAGAGCAGGTTGATCTATGGTGGGCTAGCAAGCTAAATATTCCAGCTCTTACACCACGATGGGTATTACAGTATTGGGGAACTGAGGTCTGTAGGATTGGCTTCCATGACGACATTTGGATCTCAGCTCTTGAGAATAGATTGCGTCATTATCGCGGCGATGTAGTGATTTCTGACTGCCGCTTCACTAACGAATTAAACTTAATTAAGCGGTTAACTGGTAAGACATTGCGTGTTAAACGCGGAGAAGAGCCAAGCTGGTATAATGATGCAGTAGAAGTGAACAAGTGGAAAGCTGCATACGAGACTGACCTCATTACCATGCCACAAAAAGTGAAGGTATTTTACGATAGGTTAGCGCGTACAAAAGTGCATTCGAGTGAAACAGCGTGGGCCGGATATGCGTTTGATTATTGCATTGAGAACGATGGCACTATTGAAGATTTACATAAGAAGGTTGATACTTTTATAAATTTTAATTGTCGGGGATCAGGTGACCTTGCTTCCACCCTAGTCCCTCTTTGGCAACTTCAATCTGACAGTTTAAACATACCGTTTTTAAGTTAGCATGATCAGCATTATTTAAATTACCGTCGACATGAAATACTGTTAGCTGCTCTGCATAATGAGCTTTGAAACCACACCGTTCGCAGTGTGGTTTCTTTCTATATCCACGTTTTACCCATGATAGATTTGGCGCCGGAAGATTCTTACGTTTTCTAGTGCAAGAAGTACATTCTGAACGGTAATGAGTTACTCCATTCAGCTTGTAATTAATAGCCGCCATGTTTTTTTGGCATTCTTTACATAGAGGACGGTGGTTCATAGCAATATTTATGAAAAACTGAGCCTTTAAAGGCACCAATTTAGGTACGAAAAGCGGTAACGCCAATAAATAACATAAAGTAATTTTGTCAACAAAGGATTTTAATCAATGACCGCACTTGTTTCTCCTGGCGTATCAGTTACAGTAACTGACTTAAGCCAATACCAGCCAACAGCGGCAGGTACTGTACCTCTTATTATTTTAGCAACTGCAACTAACAAAAAGAACCCGGCTGGTACAACAGCATTGGGTACTACACCAGCTAGCGCAGGTGTATTGGGAATGGCTGTAAGTCAATCAGATTTAGTTTTTCAACTTGGCAACCCAATTTTCCAGCTTAATGCTAGTGGCAATCCAATCCATGCAGATGAGCGTAATGAATACGGCTTGTTAGCAGCATACAGCGCACTTGGCGTAACTGACAAAGTATATTACTTACGTGCTAATGTTGATCTAAATGAGTTAGTAGGCACAGTTACTCGTCCTACAGGCGCACCAGTTGATGGCACTTACTGGTTAGATTTGGTTAATACAGCATATGGTATCTATGAATGGAATGGCACCGGCTTTACAGCAC